GTCACCCGTGGACTTAGCTCCAACCACATTCGAGTAAGTTGTTCCAAGCCCCTTGGTGAACGGGGTGGCAGTTAATCCGATTACCTTGAGGCTAGGATTCTTCTTGACATAGTCAATCACGCTCTTGCGCTGGATATGGCACTCATCGATGATCATGAGGTCGATGTCAGGAAAGGCATCGCGCTTCTCAAGAGTCTGGGCGGAGCAGACTTGAATGCGTTCCATCGGACGATACCGCCAATGGTCTGACTGCATGACGCCATGGTTGATGCCATACCGAGCAAGTCGAGTACTGGTTTGATTCACCAGCACAATGCGATCTAGCACCATGGCTGTCTTCTTGTATTTAGCAGACAGCTCTTTCATGATAGCCATGGCTACCTCTGTCTTGCCAAATCCCGTGGGGGCGTACAGCAGCTGGCATCTGTGTCCGTCTGCAAAACCCTCGTCTATTTTCTGCACCACATCTGTTTGGTGAGGTCTGAGTTCTAACATCGATTAAGCCTTTTCTGCCTTCTCTGCACGGCGTTTCCAATATGTAACTTGTTTCAGTAGGTCAGCATTCTTTTGCTGGTAATCGTTTCTCGATGAGGTAACGGAGCGCAACAATGCCTCGAGGTCTGAGACTTCTTTACGCAAGGAGCCTATGGTGGCCTCAACTTCAGCCTTGGCTTCTTGAGTAGCTGGAAGCTGTTTGATAGCCAGCTGGTCTTTGAGCTTAGTGTTTTCTTGCGCCAACTCTTGATGCTCGACCGCCATCTCTTTGAGCATATCCTCCTTGGAATCGTATTCAGGCTCGGTCTTTGGTGGCGGAGCTGGTGGAGGCTTAGGTGTTTGAGGCTTACCGCCTTTAGGAGGTTTGGGTGGCTTGGGAGCTTTTTTTAGATCAATCTCTTTGCGAATACGCCAAACCGTCATAGTGCTCACATTACAAATCTTGGCTATCTCTCTGTCTTTCATTCCGCATATCTCAACATCATTCAAGGCCATGATGACTGTATCGCGCTTCTCTTCATTAGTACGAGGCATACCATGGGTGGCATTTGCACCGAGAGAGAAAATGAAAGCGTCGCGCTTGGTGCCGGTCTTTTGATCGCACTCAATCTCTTTGAAGCCAGCCGCTTTGTGTGCGTGGTAGCGGTGAAATCCATCGGCTAGCCAGTAGTCCTTGCCGTCAAAGAAAACAGTAACAGGAGGCATTTTTACGCCGTCTAACAGAACTTCCGTGTAGTTCTTTACGGCCTCTTCTATGATGCTCTTGCGGGGCTGGGTACCGCCGTCCAATCTGATCTTGCTCAGTTCCAATTTGATCATTTTCTTTCCTTTAATTTGTTATAAAAGTCTCTTGCTTTGATCCATTTCTGAATCACTTCTGCGCGCTGTGGTCGGCTCTTTTTGTGCTGTTCCCATGATAGGAATGCGTTAGGAGCTGCATCCCAAGCTGCCTGCCACTTAGCCTCATGAATTCGCAGATTCACTACTGAGGCCATATAGGCGTTGTAGGCTTCATCAATCGCCTGTTTCTTTGTTCTCACTACTCTCCTCCCGTTTAATAATTGGTGACTGTCTTATTGTTTCGTGCTTTGCTTCTTCAAAGCCTATTTCGTAGCCATGCACGGCTAGAGTAATGGCGTCTTGACCGACGCCTGTTAATCGCAAAAGAGATATCCAGTCTTCTTTTTTCATTCTTCGCTACTTATCATCAGAATTGCTACGCCGACAATCACTACGATTGCCCCGCCAAGACACATAAACAAAACTGCCCATGCAACTGTTTCAAGCATCTTGTTCTCCTATCTCTAAAAGTTTCTCTTCCAGTCTACGAATGCGTTGACGGTTGTATTCAACAACGCTCATTGCATACTCAAGCGATTTCTCTGCTTGCATCTTGCATATAGTTGCATCACGCATCTCTATGTCGATAATTTCTTTTAGAGTGCGTGGTCGCAACATATCTTTAATGAATGCCACTATGGTTTCTCGTTTAGTCATGCGTTCTTCTCCTTTAGTTTGGCTTCTATGGCATTTGCAAAGTCAACCCAAAACGAATCTATTCTTGAGGTTGCGTTATGCAATCTTTGGTAAACAAAACTTTGTTCGTCCCTTGTCAACCCAACCCAAGGTTTCTTGTAGTCTTGGATGTCATCGTCTTCTTCAGTCATTTCTTTCCCCCATTGTTCACAGTTGTTTACGCTTTTAAGTCCCATAGCATTGGCTACGGCTCGGTCAAGGGCGGCTCCTGTTAATTTAGTCATCTTCTGTATCCCCGTGTGAGAGCAGCTTTTGCACCGCTCAAGTAACCATAAGGCTGTGCCTCCGTCGGCATAAGTTGATGAGAAATATTCCTCGCCATCTTTGGTATAGCCTATGATGACAAAGCCTTCAAACTTGCCCTTTAAGTGGTGTAGCACGGTGTCGGGGGCTAAGTCCAACTTTGTGATGCCCGTGAATGGAATTACTTTACTCATGTGTTCTTCTCCAACTCTTTAACTCTGTCAGACAAGACACGCACCAACTCAGTTAGTACAGCGACCTCTGCCATGAGCTGCTCTCTTGATGGTTGCTTCATGTCACGCACATAGTCTTGCTTGATGCGAGACTCCATCTCTATACGGTTGAACTCTTCATCTTCCGGTGTCATGCTTCCCTCGCTTCCAGCATTGCGTCTGCTAATTTGTATGCATCCTTTGCCAACAAAATTAACATTCCGTTTGGTTCTTTTGTTTTGCAATCTTCAAAAACAGACGCCATGTCGTATTTAGAAACTATTGATTGCATAGCTTTGGCTGCAAAGTAATCACGCAATGTCATGCCGTCTTGGCCCTCGTATTCATCGTTACCCTGAAGTGGAAATGCTTGTGTCATGGTTCGCTCCTTTCAATAACTTCTTTGTGGCCGCATGTGTCGCAGAACCAATAGCTCCAATGCGGTTGTGTTGCTAACTCTCCGTTGCAGACGGGACAAGTAGGATACTCGTCGTCGTCCAGCTCGTTATCAGAATATACCATATGCACCTCATGTAAATGTTGTAAGTCATCTGTGATATCACCAAGTCTGATCCCTCTTACCCGTTGACCCTCCCTCCCCAAGGAGGCGGGCCAAGGCTCTTTATCAGCGAGCATTGCCAAGTTTTTAAGTTGACTATCGGACTGCCAATCCGCCTCCCTTGCATTTTTGGATGCATCCATGGGGTATGTGTAACAAGTTACATCGCTGTTTATTCTTTTCGATTTCTCTACTCAGAGGCGCGGGTCACGCCGAGGTTCCGTGTTTTCTTCCGCGCCACCCATACAGGTGCTTACTAACGTGCGGAGTACGGTTGGCGTAGAAAGTACAGACGAAAAAAAGCCGCTTACAACTGCGTCCGGTAGGAACCTTACCTAAATACACCACTCGGTACTTAGGTAAAGCGGAACGCATGTGTAAACGGCTTTAACTACTCTGTCGCTTCCTACGGCAACAGTTCGGATTATACACAAAAAAATCCCCAGCACAAGCTAGGGATAAGTACGGCAACTGCGATCACCTGTACGAGATTATTCTATCCCGTAATTTTTTTAAATTTATCTACATTTAACATGACACAAGGCTCTATATCTTGCCAGTCATTTCTGTCTGTTCTACCGCGTACAGATACGCTATCGGGGGAAAACTTTGTTTCTTTCATTTGATACAGCCCCTCGGGCGTCTTCACAATCAAGATAAAAGGGATTAGGCTGGCCTCACAAAGTTGTTTGGCTGCAGCCCATTTACCAACGCTCATCATGTAACCGCCCATACTGCCAATACGCTCCATTGAGTATTTTCTAATCTTGAGCTCCGCATATGCTAAAGCCACATCATTGCGGGAAATTACAAAATCTAAGTGGTATCTGATGGGAAGCTTTACAAATTTGCAACTCCATTTATCTTCTAGCATTTTGGCAACATCTGCCTCTCCATTTAGATCGGCGCTTGTTTCGTAGAGTGGCCTCAAGGTTTGTCTCCCTCTACACCGTAATAAGCGATCAGAGCTGCATCAGCAAAAGCCTGACCAGCGCCCTTTTTGTCTAGCTCCCGCCACTCTGGCCACATCTGTATAGCGCGCGATCTGGCTGCATCTTTGTCTGTACCGATAAGCCCAGCGCGCTTCTTCCATGCTTGAGGTGGAACAAGTTCCACTGGCATCTTGAACGCCCCCAATATGCCGGCGATTACTCCGCAGGAATGCCCAAAACTAAACATCGATGAAACCCCTTGCCCCGGCATTGCCCCTACTTGTTCTACATACACCTGTACAGGGACATAACTGGCTGAGTAAGGCCTGAGCATAGCCGCCAACGCGCTTGCATTTACTCTGGAACTCTTGCCAATCTTCATGATGGGCATACGAAATGCGTCCGATGGTTGGCCGTTGTAGAGCACCACGATAGCCCCTGAAACGCCGGGGTCGATACCTATTTTTCGCATACTTTTCCTTGGTAAATAAAAAAAACTTGCAAGACATGAATAAACATGGGTACAATGTGTTGCCATTCTACATTAAAGGAGCAAATCGTGATCATCACGAACAAGTTCAACCTTCCCCAGACCTTTGTGAACATTATGAAGCGTCCCACCTACTCTAAGGGCAGAGCACACCTCTCAGCCACAGAGATCATCAACAGCCCGCGTATTGTGCTCTTGCGTAAGAAGCACGAAGACAAGATCGAGACAGACGTAACAGAGATGGTTTGGTCTATCTTTGGCACCGCGATCCATGGCGTCCTTGAGCACGGCAAGGACGATAACCACCTAGTAGAAGAGCGCATCAGCACCTCCCTAGACGGCTGGAACATCTCTGGTGCCATCGACCTACAGATCGTCAACGAAGACGGCTCTATCACTATCAACGACTACAAGACCTGTGCGGCTTGGTCAGTCATGAACGAGAAGATTGACTGGGAGTACCAGCTCAACATCTATGCATGGCTGGTTGAGAAGGTTAAACAGGTCCCAGTGACCAAGCTAGAGATCGTGGCCGTAATCCGCGATTGGAGCCGCCGCGATGCAGCTGTCAAGCAGAACTACCCAGAC